AAGGGGCGCAGTGCCCGACGCGGGGCCACCGATTGTCTGCGGTGAAACAAAGTCGACGTAGGATGACCCGTTATCCTCTGTTGTGACGGCCAAGAAGCCCGTATCTTCGACTTCGACTACGGCTCCGGCGACTGCAAGCCCTCGGGCGTGGACGTTTTTAGATCCGCCAGACTGGCTTTGAGTTCTAACAAAAGCGCGCGAAGGTTCGTACTCTGAGAGGAACCTCTCTCCGCAGATTAGTTCTTGACCAGTGTAGTCCCCCAGGATCTTGAAGGAGCCGGACTCGATGTCTGAGACGTCAGGCACCTCCCCTCCAGGGGTAAACGCGGCCATGGTTCCGGCGGTTGCGTAGGGTACGTCCACGACTGTGCGGATCCCGTCCATCACTGTGGGCGTGACTGTGAATCGCCTGTCGAGTGCTACCGCGTATTCCCTGCCGGCGTCTGTGGCGAACGGCTCCATGTCAGCGACCTCTAGCGAATAGACTAGACCACGCTTGACTAGGAGGTAGAGATCGGTCCCGATGAAGTCCGCAAGGACTACTTCGCCAGAAGACGTTTGCCTCGACCACGAGTTCAAAGCTCTCTTCCCGCCGATAACGATCAGGTTCAAGACGTAGTAGACATTGGGTTCCCCGATAGAAGTAACGACGAGCGTGTTTAGCGAATCGGACGCGGAAATAGCCCGAACCTGCCCAGTGATAAATGCGGGAAGGTCGTCCATGACCCCCTGGTCCAGAAGCTCTGGCCTCTGCGCTTGGGAGTCTACAAACTCCCTGATGACCGAAAATCCTCCGCGCTTATCGGCGACAAAGACTGAGCGTCCCATTGATATGGGGCGGACGTTTGGGTCGGTGCTGTACTCACCCATTGCTTTTGCGGAGACGGTCGAAGGCGAGAGCACGTTGTCGCCTTGGGTGCGAAACTGGGTCTTTTCTCCGAGTGGGTACAGTTGACCGCCGATAACCGCCGCAGAGTGGAGGAGGACAACTCTGTCGTGCGGCATTGTAAGGTCAATGCGCGTGGTGTCGAGAAGTTCGCGCACGGTGAGACGCCAGAACTGGAACGCATCGTTCAGCGTGGACATGGCAACACTCTGACCAGAAACCACTACGAGGCGATTTCCGAAAAACAGGATGTCTCGAATCTCTTTACCCACGAAGCTGGGTATAGGGTTGGAGTTCTCTCCACCGACATCCCGAGACGCCCACTCAGGGATCTGATACTCGACGCCAAGGTGGTTGTAAGCGGTGCCATCGGCGGCGGCAAAGAGGAACTCCCCATTTTCCAAACGCACGAGGATGTGCGGCATCGTTGTAGGGTCGATTGTCGTAGTCACCCCAGGGGCCACAGTCTGGGTCCAGTCGCCCTCGCCAAATGCTCCTGGGACGTCAGAGATAAACGTGAGGTAATACTCGCCGCCTTCTAGGTCTTCGTCTCCGTCAATCTTGACGTTGATCCCGTCCGGCGCAACCGTTGGCAGTTCAGAGAACGCCGTAGCCTTGCCCTTGATTAGCGTCGAGCGAGTCGTAAAGGAGTCCTTGATGCTCGCGGTGAAATCGGCCCCATCTACGCGCTCGATGCGCGCGACGCCCGAGTATGTCTCAATAATCCATTCGGCGGGATCTAGCGCGGCTCCCGAGGGCGTCAATATTGCGTCCTGTGCGCCTGTGGAGGGATTCGTCGAGTTGCTGTACGAGGGGGTTCCAGTGAGACCGGCCGCCATCTTTCCCACGATATACGCGGGGGTGACAAACTCTTCGTTGCCGGCGATTACTGCCGAGTTGGTCCTGAAAGTCACCGTCCTCGAGTTTACGGTCAACTCGTATGTTGTCGAGTATCCGCCCTTGACCACTACGAAGAGGGCGCTTGGGGTCCATGCCGGCGTCAGCGTGGGCACCATCTCCACCTTCTTGGTTCGGTTCACCACCCATGTGATGTCGCCTAGGGTTCTTGTCCGAATGTCCCGAGTGGGGTCTTCACAGTCCAAGTATCCAAAATCCGCAGTGGTGGCTGGGTCTCCGTCTTTGTCGCGGACAGTCACTGGCGACGCCCCTGTCAGGATGTCAAAGACCCCAAGGGTCGAATCCCCAGACTCGGATTGGTCTCCGATAGCTACGACATATCGCTCGTCGCCCCGGTCTATAAGGTGAAACGTGGGAGACCCCGCAGCCAGAGAGGGAAGCCCGAAGAGATCGCCAACGTGCTCCGAGTGGGGGCGACGGCGGAGGCCCTCAACCGCGCTCGAAATGCAGTTGTTCTGGACTTGCCCTTTCTCCCCCGTCCGCAAGGACGCGGCAAGCTGTGTCACTCCACCCACGAGGGTCTGGTATACGACGTCTGAGCTTGTCAAGCCTAGAACCTCCTTTGTGATCGCCGACTGAGAGCCGGAGCAACAGCGCGGTCCTCAAACATTGAGTTGTCGAAAGAGTCGACCTCGCGCGCCATAAGAATGTCTAGCGTCTCGTTGGCCTGCATCATAAGGAGTTGCATCGACCCTGACCCTGGCTCGAGTGAGGTAAGGAGGTAGACCGCGGCCTTTGCCCCTACTGCGAGTCGCGCCACCTCAGGCATATTCGCAATCGTCTTGTCGTAGATGACGTCGCAATAGACTTCCGAGTCAAACTCAAAAGTCTTGTCTGTCGCGTTGTAGAGTTTGCCATCCTGCTGGACGACATCGCGCCCCCTTGCCCGGTGCATCGTCTCATCAATATCAATGATGTCCTCGCCGATGAGGATTTGCTTAGTTACGGCATCTGGCGAAAAGGGCTCGTCGTATCGCCGATTGAAGAACCACCCAATGGATAGTAGTTCGACCCTGGCACGCCTCAGCGAGTTGATAGCCATAGCCGTTGTCGCCGAGACGTTTGTCGACAGGGACGGGACGGGTCGCCGGCCGCACCGGGCCAGGGCGTCGTTCACGAGAGATAGTTCGGTACTTGCCATTTCCTTTGCCTGACTAGAAGAAAAGCTCCCCACCGCGCGCTAACACGGCGGGGAGCCCCAACAAAAGAGAAAGTCGCTTACACAGCAGCAACGTGCAATGCGATTGCAGCGTCGGTGCGGAGAGTGTTGTATCCAGCGGTGAACTGGACCGCAGGAGCGATCATACCGTACTCTTCACGGCGGTCAAGGACCGTGGAGGTAATGCCGCCGCGCTCGATTACGCCGGCCGCCCCCTCGTGGTACATGATTCCGTTGTAGGAGGCCGCGGTGAAGCCGTTGTAGCCCGTAGCTCCGCCCCAGGGGTTGTTGATGACGCTCGAAGTGTCATGTGCTGCTGAAGCTGCTGCGCGGGTAAAGGCGTTTGTGGACATGATCCGAACGCCTAGGTACTCACGGATGAGGCCGGAGTCGAGTCCGCCATTGCCCGAGGAGAAGTCCTTGCTGATGGCGTTCGGCTCGTCCAAGAGCCATGCCTGATACCAGTCGTCACGAAGGACGCAGGTGTACTTACCGTTGGTGAATCCGCGTGCTCGAAGCTCCACGACGTTTGCCGAGATGGCTGCTTTTACAGCGGCAGCAGTCGGCGTCGTGCCCATCGTGTGGCTCGCACTAGGCGTGGTGACGCCAACACCCATCGGGTTTGTAGTCAGCACAGATGCGGCAAACAACGTCGACATCTCGCGGAAGTGACGTTCCTGAACGATAGCCTCAACGAGAGCCTGCGCAACGTGGCGCTGCTCGTCGGGATCAGACATGAAGGATTCCCAGCCATCGATGCGCTCCGAAGAGACGACCGGCCGATCTAGGTAGATCGTCTTCTCGGTTCGAGCGATCTCGGAGATGAACTGAGAAGAGTCAGCCGCGCTGACATCTCGGACCAATGACTTGCCTTTGTCCCAGTTGTGGACCTTAGCAGCGCCCCAGAACTGAAAGTCCAGACCGTTGGAGCCAGGCTTTGCCTGCTTGCGTGTGAGAGTGCCAAGGAACGGAGTCTGCCCCTGGAGGTACTGGTGAACCATGCCGGACCAGGCGGTCCGCATGAGCGCAAAATCTCCACCGCCGTTGACGCTGTCTGCGCCTACGGGATGGACTGTTGGAGTAGCCATGATTAGTTACGGGTACTTTCGTACCAAAGAGTGAAATGAACAGGTCAGGTTTTTCTGGCCGCGTTCTGCATCGTGTTACTAATCTGGCTTGTCCTTTTACGGGGCCACTTTTCTGCGCGGTTGCAATGTCGGCTAGATGAAGGTTAGGACATTTTAGACGAGCTTACGCATGTCATCTTGGACTTTTTTCGTATAGATGGGATCCCTCAGGTATCTGGGGTCCATGACAGCCTCGCCTACGTCTGCATGAGATGCCACGACCCGGTCGTCACCGTTGTAGTGCGTCTGCCCGTGGACGAGGTTGGGAGGTGTGTGGGACTGGCACCGGGCTACAAGGTCGGCCGCAGCCTTCTTTGCGACATTGACATCCTGGGATTCCAGTAGAGCCTGCGTGGCGTCGATCTCGCTAGGCTCAAGGTTGTTCTGCGCCCACTGGGCTGCGACCTGAAACCTTTCCTCGCCCGATTGGGCGTTATCGCCGCAAGCGGAGTAGATCGCTGCTTCCCGGAGGTGGGCTACAGCAGCCAGGCCAGCCTGTGCCTGGATGTACTCTTCCTTCAGGCCGAGTGCGACCAGTTCGGCTACGCTTTCGGGGGCCAGAGCGCCATTCTCGCGAATCTCGGAAGACATCCGGTCGCGCTGCTCCTCCGTGATAGACAGGTCGCCATGCTCCTCGGCCTCTACGGGCTCTTCAGGGGCCTCTGGCTCTTTTTGCTTCACCTCAGCTTTGGGCTTCGGCTCAGCTTTGGGTGCGCCCTCTTGGGACATCTTCTTGCGAAGGGCCGAGTGGGCTTCTGCATCTGCATTCACCTTTGCGACATAGTCCGCAAGGGTGTCAAAGCCTTCAGGGAGCCCTTCGGGGCGCGCCTGTTCTGTGGCTTCAGTCTCGACAGCGTCCGTCTGGACTTCTTCGGTGGTGTCTTCCGTGGTGGTTTCGGGTTCAGTCATTGCTCTTTAGCTCCAGCTTGCCTGATGATTTCGGGGGTAGAGTTCTCAAGGACCCGGTTCTGGTCCTCCTGTT